GGCAACAGAAGGAAATTATGATGAGCTGAACCGCTGGACGATCGAGGCAGAAGCAAAGTCTATGCTGAATCAGCTTGGATTTACCGATTATGATGAAAAGATTGAGCATATGTCCGGCGGACAGAAGAAAAGGGTGGCACTTGTCCGGGCGCTTTTAACACCGGCAGACATTCTGGTCCTTGACGAACCGACGAACCATTTGGACAATGAGATGTCCGAATGGCTGGAAGAATATCTAATCCAGTTCCGGGGAGCGATCCTGATGGTTACGCATGACCGTTATTTCCTGGACCGTGTGGTAAATCGTATCGTGGAAGTTGATCATGGGAAATTATATAACTATCCAGGCAATTATTCCGAGTTTGTGCGTCTGAAAGCCGAGCGTCAGAACATGGAGCTTGCCACAGAACGTAAGAGAAAAAGCCTTTTGCGTACGGAGCTGGAATGGCTACACCGCGGCGCAAGGGCGAGAAGTACCAAACAGAAAGCGCATATTGACCGGATTCATGCTATGCAGGAAATGAAAGATATTCAGGAAGAAAAGCGAGTAATGCTGGATTCTGTGGCTTCCCGTATGGGGAATAAAACAATCGAACTTTCCGGAATCTGCAAATCTTATGGAGAAAAGAAGCTGATCGAAGATTTCTCTTATATTTTTCTGAAGAAAGACCGAATCGGAATTATTGGACATAATGGATGTGGAAAATCGACGCTGCTCAAGATTATCAACGGGATCATAAAACCGGATGTCGGAACTATTGAAATTGGACAGACAATCAAGATTGGCTATTTCTCGCAGGAGAATGAATATATGGATGAATCCGAGCGTGTCATTGATTATGTAAAAGAAGCAGGTGAGTACATTGCAACTTCTGACGGGAAGATTACCGCGTCCCAGATGCTGGAACGATTTCTTTTTGACGGGGCAATGCAGTGGTCACGGATTGAAAAGTTATCCGGAGGCGAGAAACGGAGACTTTATCTACTACGTGTTTTGATGGAAGCACCAAATGTACTGATCCTGGATGAGCCAACCAATGATCTGGATATCCAGACGCTGACAATCCTGGAGGATTATCTGGATCATTTTGATGGTATTATTCTGATTGTATCCCATGACCGGTACTTCCTGGATCGTACTGTCAGTCGTATTTTTGCATTTAATGGAGGTGGGAAAATCCGTCAGTCGGAAGGTGGATACTCCGATTATCTGATCCGTGTGGAGCTTGAAAAACCGAAAGACGGACAGACAATTGCAGAAAATATGTCAGATGCAGCTTCTGCACAGACCGGTGAGTCTGACAGCAAAAAGACCTGGAAGCAGCGGGAAAAAAAGCTGAAATTTTCTTATAAAGAACAGCGGGAATACGAGACGATCGATGAGGATATCGCAAAGCTGGAAGAGAAGATCGAAAAGCTGGATCGGGAGATGGTTAAGAATGCCACCAATTCCGTGAAGTTGTCCGAACTTATGAAAGAGAAAGAAGAAACAGAGACAACACTGGAAGAAAAGATGGACAGATGGGTGTACTTGAATGATCTTGCTGAGCAGATAGAAAATCAGTAAAGTGATTGACAGATTTACAGATGATAAAGTATAGGTAGTGAGAATCATATCAATGTATTCGAAGGAGGAGAGGTATATGATGTGGAATAGAGCAGAACTTAAAATGAGAGGTAATATGGCATTTAAGAAGAATTATGTGTCAGCCGTTGTAGTTGCGCTTCTGATGGGAATCTTTGGCACAGTCTCTGGCGAATCCAGTGCAAGACGGGTAAGTGAGAATTCAGATATATATAGTGGAAATTTATTTAATGTGGGAATGATTACCGGATTGCTTGCAGGAATCGCAACGGTAGTAATACTGATTGTCCTTGTGGCAAAAGTATTTGTAGGTAATCTCCTGAAAATGGGTGGATACCGGTTCTTTATCCTGAACCAGACTGCACAGCCGGGAATCGGAACATTGCTTGACGGTTTCCGTTCCGGACATTATGTTAATATTGTTCTTACCATGTTTTTAAGAGATTTATTTACTGCACTTTGGAGTCTGCTTTTGGTGGTACCTGGAATCGTTAAGCATTATGAATATCTGATGGTGCCATATATTATTGCTGAGAATCCGGCAATGGATTACAAAGAAGCATTCCAGATCAGTAAACAGATGATGGATGGAGAAAAAATGGAAGCATTTATCATGGATCTGTCATTCCTTGGATGGTATCTGCTGAGTGCGGTTACCTGTGGACTTCTTGCAATTTTTTATGTAAATCCGTATGTACAGGCATCCTTTGCGGAGATGTACACATTCAATAAGCAGAAGGCTTATCAGGAGGGATATATCCGGTAAGAGTTTCAGAAGGATAAATTTTAAAATGTAAGAATAGAACGCAGACGCTGGCTTAAAATGAAGCGTCTGCGCTTTTATTTAGTGGGCGGCCTTCTCCGCAAAGGTAGTCGTAACTAGTTCTTCATAAGGAACACGCTCTTTCAGCTCACCGGAGTTTTCCAGAATATCCTGCAGCAGATTGAAGCTTTCTTCGTTGAAGATCAGATCCGATTTCCAGGTGTCTTGTTCGTAGTAACGGCTGACAATGGTTGTAATTGTAGCGAGATCGGTTTCCTTGAACTGTGGTGCAATGACTTTTGCAATCTCTTCCGGAGTGTGGGACTGAACGAAATCCATTCCTTTTTGCAGGGCATTGGTGAATTTCTGGATGATGTTCGGATTAGCATTCAGATAACTTGTTTTGGCACTATAGGCGGTGTATGGGACATAGCCGGAATCAACGCCGAGAGAAGCAACGACATAACCGGAATTTTCCGCTTCAAGGGCAGTAGCACTCGGTTCAAATTCGATGGTATAGTCTGCCTGCCCACCGGAAAATGCAGCAGCGGTTGAACCGAAATCAATACTCTGGTTGATAGAAAGATCCTTCTGTGGATTAATTCCGTTTTTTTTCAAAATGTATTCAAAGACCATTTCCGGCATGCCACCTTTTCTTCCTCCAAGAACGTCTTTTCCTTTTAGATCATCCCATGAAAAATCCGGCATTTCTTCACGTGCGACCAGAAAGTTTCCGGCGCGCTGCGTAAGCTGCGCGAAGTTTTTGATGACATCATTTGCACCCTCCTGGTAAGTATAAATCGAAGATTCACTTCCCATAAAGCCAATATCTGCCTCACCGGAGAGGACGGCGGTCATAACTTTATCCGCCCCAAACGGAGTCAACCAGTTAGTACAAGACGCTATAAGAAATCAACAGAGTCAACGGTATGATCAGTATTCAGGTGAATCTCCCGGATAATGGAGTGCCAGAAAGCTCTGCGGTTTTCTTGGGTTAAATTGTAGTACATTGTTCTAAAGTCTGTATTCAGCAGCTCTTCCAGATAAGCATAATCAGGTTCTAATTCCGGAGCCGCATTTAACAATTCATTCAGTTCGTTTTCAATCCGATCATATTCTTTGCTGTAATAATCCCATTCGATTCTTCCTTTCTGGAAGAGAAGATTTAATCGTTCTAATTCTTTCTGGAGCTTTTCAGGAGTCTGAATTTTCTTCTTTTTTTCTTGTTCCTTTTCAATTTTTTCACATTTTATTTTAAATTTATTGTATTCGTATTCCAGATGATCAATCAGGTATTGTTCTATGAGATTTTGACTTACCATGTGCTTGTATGTACATTTGTGATCAATAAAAGCTTTGTTGCATCGGTAATAGCAGTATACTTTTTTGGCACCGGTTTTCCTGTTGATAATGGATGAACCGCCTCTTGCGCTAAGCCTGCGTCCACAGATCGGACAATTTATCATGCCACTGAAAAGATAAATCCGGCCAGAAGGAGCACGCTTAACATTTGCGTTCTGTATTTCCTGCAGATTATTCCATTCGGATTCTGTCAGGTAAGCAGGACAGTATGGAATTCCGCGATAGGTTCCTTTGTAAAATTCACTTGACAGCAGTGTTCGCATATTCGCCCATGTAAAATCCGGATCGTAATTTTCCTGAATATAGCGCATGGAAAGTCCTTTTGCATGGTGCTTAAAGAAAAAACGATAAAAAGCATTTACGGCATCTTCTCGATCAGGATCTTTTACCATGCGTTTTACGCCGCCAATGATTCCAGATTTGTAGCCGTACCCCATATTCACATCACCGAAGATCAGTTTTCCCTGCCGGATAGATGCTTCGTTTACGAATTTGATACGTTCGCTAGTGGTATCGACCTCATTCTGACCGATAGATAGAACTACATTCAGCTGCAGTCGACCGTCTCTGGTTTCCATATTGATTCCGGGTTCACTGGTGCTGATCCAATGGACGTTATTATCGTCCAAGACTTCCTGTACCTTGTAAAAATCAGACAGGTTACGAAACCATCTATCAATCCGCCAGAAGATGATCACATCAATTTTTCCGGCTTTTACGTCCTCAAGCAGGGAATGGATAGCTTTTCTCTTTTTTAATTCTTTACGGGCAGTTTTACCCTCGTCAGCATAAACTCCAGCAACGGTCATATTATGTTCTTTGGCGTAATTGGTCAGGTACTGTTTTTGTGCTTCCAGGGATTTACCGTGCATCATCTGTTCTGCAGTAGACACACGGATGTAAATGGCGCAGCGTTCAATTTTACTTGGCATATTATATCACCTTTCTCTTCAATATACGTAAAAATGAGTATAAAAATAACAGCCAGCAGAAGAACATGAGTTCTGCTTGCGGTGGCTGCCCGAAGATGATACACTATATTTTGAACGTACTGGTGTATCCTTCGGGGCATTAGTCTTGAGCCGTTCCTGTTGGCGCAGGAGCGGTTTTATTTTGAAAAAATGTTTATATAACGTAAAAGACCTCGCATTTCTACGAGGTCTTTCAATAAATACGGCTCGCCAGATGACTGGGAGCATTGTCTTGTATACTGCCGGTTAACGGCTTTGTTTTAGCTTATTTATTATATACCTCATTATATGAAAATGTCAATAAAATATGTTGATTTTTAAATTTTTCTATTTGTAAAGTTAGAAATAATTTCCTGATCTATGCGATCAAGCTTTTCGTTGGAAAGCTTTACATTGCTTAAAATATCGAAATTAGTTTTCGGATCATAAATTCGTATTTTGCTGATGGTTGTGATTTGTCCAACTAAAGCAATACTACCAAGTTTTGCTTTATTGATTTCGTTTCTCATTCTTTTTAATAACAATAAATCCCTTGCACAATCCTCTAAATCCTTTTGGAATTTATGCATGTCTTCTGGATGAGTTTTGTAAGTGGCGTCAACTTCTTTCTTGAGGTCAAAGACTTTCTTTTCCAGAGGTCTTTGAATATAAGTAATTTTGGAAACTAACCCTGTGTATAGTTCGTTACCTAAATAGATACAACCTTTATGAAGATGATCTACATCAGATTTCTTCTTAACAGAGGTAAGCGGAACAACAGTTATTACAGGGGAGTTCTTTGAATTTTTTTTTTCGACAACAACGCAATAGTGCAACCCACCTTCTTCGCTACCAATATTATAACCAAGATGGACTTTTATGATTTCACCTCGTTTGTATCTTCTTAAACTGGATGGGGAAAAACGAGATTCAAAATCGAGAAAAGTAGACCAATCTTCAAGCCAATAACTTAATTTGTCAGCTTTTCCACTGGTTTTAGAATCTGGACTATTGATCAAAGAGTCGATATAGTGTTCCATTTTTGCCAAAGCCTTTTCTTTATGTCGTTTAAGCTCTTCTTTTGTTAAATTACGTCCCATATATTCACCTCATTTCTTTTGGAAACAAAAATGTAATTGTTTATATAGTTACGATTAGTTCTCTTGCGTGGCTGCTCCGAAGATGATACAATATTATTTAGAAATTGGGTATCTCTTCGGAGTACTTAATAGAGAAACATATTGGTGTATGTTTCATCGCTCGACCGTTCCTGTTGGCGCAGGAGCGGTTCTTTTATTTATTCTGTCTGCTCAAGGGTTATAGTTTTTGTTATTCCAGAAACTGTTACCTGATAGGTAATCTGCTTGCTTGAATCGGAATAAGAAAACTCTTTTGTATCGTCCAGAGAGGCGAGAAGAGCGGAATCGGTTGCTTCTTTGTCTCTGGTAGATGTCCAAGTATATTCTTCAGAATATTCTGTAGGAGCAGTATAGGTTCCAACCCAGTAAACAGCAGTTGTATTCCCCTCATCCATAATCCAGTTTATTGTGATGGTATCCTCAGTAATATCTGCCTGCATCCAAGTACCGTCATCGTCTTTATATTCCCATTTTCCAGTCAGCACGACAGGTTCTTTGACTTCTTCCTTTGCTTCCTCTTTTGGAGTTTCGGCAGATGCTTCTGTCTTCTTGGATGATTCTTTTGTTCCTTTTGATGAATCGGAGCTATTGCCACAGGCTGTAAACGACAGTGCCATGCTTCCGATCAGAATCAATGCTACAAGTTTCTTTTTCATAATTTTCCTCCTCATAAAAAGTGTTTCTATATAATCGCATATGCGGTTATACCAATTTCATCACCGACAACTGCGGTATAAAATACACCACATAATTATCAACCCGTTTACAGATCCCGTACTTATTCCGGTAACATTCAATACATTCTTCCAGAAATTCTTCTGTCACTTCCAGGTATTCAGCGATTTCAAACCGGTTCTGGCAGCCATGCTCAAAGGCTCGTACCAGTCCGATCAGACCGATCTGCTTGTTGTATGCCCAGAGCCTTGCCTGACGTTCCTGTTTTCGGTTGGCAGCAGATGTCAAGTCAAGAATATTGCCAACGGAAGTGTAGTGGTGTCCGAGTTCTTCAGCAAGAACACAGGATTTTTCTGCGGTAGTGCCAACAGATGTATTGATAGCAATATTTCCATTGATGTAAAATCCTTTTAAATTATCTTCACCAAGATAGTAATCATGAATCTTCACATTACTATCAAAGGCTTCTTGTTCTAAGTGTTCTAATTTATTCAAACTTTATCCCTCCCAGCATTAAGTGCAGCATAAGAGCTGTTCTGTTTATGGGATTTGCTTTGTATCTTCCTGTTTTACAAATTTGGCAAAAGATTCTATACGGCTCCATTGTTCTTTGGTGAAATCTTTGCCATCGAGATGAGCTGCCATAGTAATAGGCTTGGAGCTTTCCCATCCCATCAGATAAGCTGGCGATACGCTAAGTGCGTCAGCAATTTCTTCTAATTTGTCTACAGGCATGTTTTTTATATATCCAGTTTCGTATCTTTGAAGCGTAGATTTACTGATGCCAACTTTTTCGGATAAAGTCTGATATGACATATTAAGCTCTTCGCGTCTGGTTTTCATTCGTTTCATTATATCTTGCATTTTTTCACTTATTTCTTTTTCGCTCATATTGCTACCTCCGTATAATGCCATTATAAACTATTTTTTCATATTTGCAACATATATTTAAAAAACGTTAAAGAAATGTTGCATATATGGGTTGACAGCCTTATGGAAAAGGTGTAGTATACAAATATCCCAAATATGCAACGAAAGGAAGTGGAGAAATGTCATTTGATAAATTAAAGGGGAAGATGGCAGAAGCGCATGTTTCACAGGCTAAATTATCAGGATATCTTGGTATTACTGTGCAATCTCTGAATGCAAAGTTAAATGGGAGAACACAATTTACATTGGAAGAGGCTGTTAAGATTACTGAATTTTTAAATCTGAAAGATCCTGTAGATATTTTTTTTGCTCCGAGCGTCCCAAAAATGCAACACAGTAATGAGAGTGGTGAGT